AGCGGATCCTGCTGATCTTCGACGAGGCCTCGGCGATCGCCGATAAGATCTGGGAGACCTCGGAAGGGGCGCTCACCGACACGGACACGGAGATCGTCTGGCTGGCGTTCGGCAACCCGACCCGGAACACCGGGCGGTTCAAGGACTGCTTCGGTCGGTTCTCGCACCGGTGGAACACCCGGCACGTCGATTCCCGGGACGTCCGGCTGACCAACAAGGCGCAGTTGACGGCCTGGGTGAACGATTACGGGGAGGACTCGGATTTCTGCCGGGTCCGCGTCCGGGGGCTGTTCCCGAAGGCCGACGTCAACGCGCTGCTGGGGGAGCTCGAGGTCCGGGCGGCGATGGGCCGGACGGTCCAGGAAGGCGTCTACGCGGTATCCCCGAAGGTCCTGGGGGTGGACGTCGCCCGGCAGGGGGCGGATCGGTCCGTCATCTTCCCCCGGCAGGGGATCGTCTCCTTCCGGCCGAAGGTGATGCGGATCCAGGACTCGATGCTGCTGTCCGACCAGGTCGCCCGGGCGTGGGATACCTGGAAGGCGGACGGCTGCCTGGTGGATTGCACGGGGGGCTGGGGCTGGGGCGTGTACGACCGGCTGGTGCAGATGCGGTACGCGCCGATGCCGGTGGATTTTGGGGGGGCGGCGTTCAACCCGCGATTCGCGAACAAGCGGGCGGAGATCTGGTGGGAGATGGCGGAGTGGATCAAGCAGGGCGGGATCCTGCCGAACCTGCCGGACCTGGAGCGGGAGCTGGTCTCCCAGCATTACTTCCACAACAAGGCCGGCAAGCTGCAGATGGAGGACAAGGATTTCGTGCGGGACCTGATCGGGGAGTCGCCCGACATGGCGGACGCCCTGGCGTGCACGTTCGCGTTCACGGTGACCAAGAAGTCCGACGTCCGGGAAGGATTCGCGCAGACGGCGTTCGATCCCCGGACCGCGGGCAAGGGCGGATTCGCGCAGGGCGTGGTGTCGCATCGGGGATTCAATCGTCGGTGACAGGAGGCGGGTCATGGGGTGGAAGCGGTACGCAAAGAAGGCAGCGAAGATCGCCGGGTACACGCCCTTCACCGGGTTCGGGCTGCTCAACGAGGCCTCCGGCCTGAACACCGGAACCCCGGCGGGATCCGTCGCCGGCATGCTTGGGATCGAAACGCCGGGAATGAAGCGCGAGGCCAAGGAAGCTGCGGCCAGGACGGAAGCCGAAGCGGCCGCGGCTGCCCGGCAGGCGGAGTTCGAGGCTTCCGCGAAAGCCGGCCTGGAGCGGCTGGCGCTTCGCCGGCGACGCTCTTACGCATCGTCGATACTCGTCTACCCCGGGTCCTCGCTGAGCTCCGGGTCGACGCTGGGGGCGTAGATGGCTGCCGATCCGGCCGACATCCTCAAGCGATTCGACTCCCTGAAGCTGCTCCGGCTGCCCTACGAGCAGCATTGGGAGGACCTGGCGGAGTTTCTTCTGCCGCGCAAGCGCGGGATGACCCGCAAGCTGACCGAGGGGCAGAAGCTCACCGATTCCCAGTATGACATGACGGCAACCGAAGCGGGCGAGCGGCTCGCCCTGTTCCTTCACGGAGCGCTATGCTCGACCGCGTATCCGTTCTTCGGGCTGGAGATGCGCGACAAGCGGCTGATGGACATCAAGAGCGTCTCCGACTGGACGGAGACCTGCGCGGACCTTCTGCTGTCGGGGTTTTCCCAGTCCAACTGGGACGCCGAGTCGCCCGAATCGCTGATCGACAACGTCTTCTTCGGGACATCCGCTCCGATCTTCATCGACGAGAAGCCGATCACGATGCCGGGGCAGCGGTTCGGCGGGCTGCATTTCACCGCGCTGCCGCTGGCGGAGTGCTACCTGGCGGAGAACCATCTGGGCGTGATCGACACCCTGTACTGGAGGCACACGATGGCCGCTCAATCCGTCAAGCGTCTGTGGCCGGACAAGTGCTCCGCGGCCGTCAAGATGATGGCGGAGAGCAAGCCGTTCGAGCCGGTGGAACTGCTCCTGGCGATCGAGCCGCGGGAGGGCGCCTCCAGGGAGCGTGGGGCGTTCTCCTGGCAGCTGCCGTATTCGGGGGTCTACCTGGAGGTCAATACGAAAACCGTGCTCGAGGAGCGGGGCTTCCACGAGTTCCCCGCGCCGACCGGCCGGTGGGGGAAAGCCAACTCCGACCGGGTGTACGGCCGCGGCCGCGGGGATACGGCGTATCCCGACGTTCGCACGCTCAACGAGGCGGAGCGCTACAAGCTGATGAGCTGGGCGCTGACGCTGTTCCCGCCGTTCATGAAGGACATCGGGTTCGTCGGTTCGGTGCGGTGGCTCCCGGGAGCGGAGCACGAGGTCAACGGCAAGGCGCTGGGGATGAATCCCCCGATCCAGCCGATCTTGAACGGCGCGAATTTCGACGTCGCGGAGATCGAAGGGGAGGCCAAGCGGGAGGCGATCCGCCGGGCGTTCTTCTGGCATCTGACCGAGCTGCCGGAGAAGGGCCCCCAGATGACGGCCCGTGAGGTCCAGATCCGGCTGCGGATCATGCAGCGGGCCCTGGGGGTGGACCCGGGAAGGATCAAATCCGAGATCCTCGAGCCGTCCATCGGGCGGTCGTTCGGCATGATGCTGCGCGCGGGGGTGCTGCCGCCTCCTCCGGACGAGCTGGTGCAGTACGCCGGGGAGGACGACGCCGCGATCGACATCGTCTACAAGGGCCCGCTGGCGATGGCCCAGCGCGAGGACGATACGATCGCCATCGAGTCCCAGGTGGAGTACGTCCTGTCGCTCTTCGGGCGGACGCAGGATCCCTCCGTGCTGGATACGCTCGACCTGGACGAGGCCTCCTGGACCCGGGCGGAAGTCTCCAGCGTGCCATCCAAGATCATGCGCGGGAAGGACCAGGTATACGAGATCCGGCAGCAGCGGGCGCAGCAGCAGGCGCAGGCGGCCGCCCGGGAGGAGCGCAACCTGATGGCGGAGGAGATGCTCAAGAAATCGCAGGCGATGAAGGTTTCCGGCGAGGCCTCCGTGGCCGCGGGTGAATCCGCATGACGATGCAGCGCACGCCGGACCGGGAGCGGATCCTCCAGCAGCTGCTGCAGGAGCGGGAGAAGTTCGTCGGCGACAAGGAGCAGGAGATCCTGCTGGCCTACAAGCTGACCTTCGAGTCCGCGCCCGGGCGGATCGTGCTCGAGGACCTCGAGCGGGCCTACGGCGGGATCACGTTCACGCCGGGATACGCGGACGTCTCGGCGTTCAAGGAAGGGAGACGGTCGGTGGCAGACGATATTCGGGCCATGTTGAAACGCGCGGAGGTTCTCGGCGTCATGCCGCCTCCGCCCCGACAGAAGGAGAGCGAGGGATGATTCATGGGTGGAAGTACCAGGCGGGGATCGGGACGTATGTCGGCGAGAACGACGGAGCTGGCGGTTCGGGCGGTGCTGGTGCGGGCGGCCCGGCGAGTGGCGGAGAAAGCGGCGCGTCGGGGGCCGGTGGCGCGGGAAGTGGGGGAAATGCTGGTGCGGGCGGCGATGGCGGCGCAGGAACCGCTGCCGCCTGGCATGAGAACGCCGGCTGGTACGACGACCTGCCCGAGAGCCTGAAAGGACTTTCCGCCGCGCTCGAACCGTTCAAGGGGAAGCCGATCTCCGAGGCGCTCTCCGGGATCGCGCAGAAGGTCGTGGAGACCTCGCCGCCGGCGACGCCGAAAGACTACAAGCTCACGCTTCCGCCGCGCCCGGACGGTACCGCGATGGACCCGAAGGCGGTTCCAGAGGATTTCCTCGCGGCGCTGCACGGCGCCGGGGCGACCAACAAGGTGGTGCAGGCGGTCGTCGACTTCGAGGCCGCAAAGGTCAAAGCCGCCTACGACGCCGCCGTGAAGGCGGAAAAGGATGCCGAGGACGCCCTCAAGAAGAAGTGGGGCGAGAAGTACGAGGAGCGCAAGACCCTGACTGCCCGGGCGATCGAGACCTTCCCGGAAGGCATCCGGAAGATCGTCACGGACGAGAAGTTGGCCTCGGATCCGTTCTTCATCGAGCTGATCTACACCATCGGCGA